AGGTCGAATGTACCAGAATGGTATTCAACCCTGGATATTATTTCCAGACTAGAACAATGTCTGATACTACTAAACTCAGACTTATCAGAGGAACTGCAACTACTTCTAAATCTAGTGTCTTTGGTAACTTCAATGATACCTTTGGTAACTTTGGTTGGGCAAGACAGAATCTAATCAAGAGAGGTTTTGAGGCTGAAGTTTATAACAGTACAGTTGATTCTGCAAATAATATTGAGACTGTTCAATTTGTAGAAATTCTTGGTGAGTCTAATACTCGTACAAGTAGACGTGTTATTGTTAGAGACTCTAACGAATTTGATTACTTTGGAACTGCTGTAAATGCTGTTGGTGATGGTACAATCAACAGAACATGGTTTACTGTTCCTACTGGAGTCACCATTACTAAAGGTATGGTTGTCCATGATTCTACAGGTGGTGGCGGTGGTACTTACCTCAGTAAAGGTGCATATGTCCTTTCAGTAAGAACTGTTTCTGGTGCTCAGAGAGTTACTATCGGTGGAGGTAAGGTTCTTCAAACTTTCAGTGGTGTAACTTTATACTTTGAACCATATAACCAGTATGTTATTAAGAAAAAGTTGTACTTTACTACAGCTGGTTCTGATGCTAGTAGTCAGGGATTTACGAATCCAGGGACAACTCTCCAAGGAATAACAACTGACTCTACTTTCAATGGTAGTAGTTGGAGAAAGAATGAAGTTGTTATTCTTAGAAAGGTTGAAACTATTGACAGTGTTCTGACACCTACATTCATCTTTGCTAAGATTGATGATGACACAGGTATTGATGAGAGCGATCCAGATTTTATCACTAGATATGGATGGTATGGTAGAAATTCTGCCAATACTCTTGGATATCTTTCTCTAGAACACTTCTGGAGACCAGTAGGAACTATTACAGTTTCTTACGTCTCTGGTCTCGATGCTAATGGTAATGCAGTTGTTAATACAACAACTATTAACAATGGTACTGCAGACTTTAGTTTAGATAGTAGTTGGAAACTTTTCCGTTCTGTTGACCAAGCATGTCTATACAACTGGGCAGCAGGTGGTGGAACTTCTTTGGGTATTTTGCAAGACTTCAGTATTGGTAAAGTAGAAATCGAAACACCTAAGAATGATCTGACAGTCTTCAGAGCTTCTAATGGAACTCCACAAAGATTCCATAGAGGTCCAAGAAATGTTACTGGTATCAGAAACGGTGAAGCTGTTGGTAGAAAGGTAAAACGTTGCGATGCAATGGCGAAGGTCGTTACTGTAACTAAGGACGACAATAGTTTCCCTGATGGTACTCCAGTTAGAGCAAAAATTGAAGGAAACCTTATCACTGGTGTTGTTTCTAGACAAGGATCTAGAAGAAATAGATTTGTTGTTCAACTTGATTCTGCAGCCGAGTTTGAAGTATCTGCATTTGATCAGGACAACTTGTTTGATCTTGAAGCTATCAAAGAAGATGATGGATCTGTATTCAAAACCGTTTTGGATGTCGCAACCTATCCTTCTACAGAAGTTGCTTTAGGTTCTGGTACATTCTTCAACTCTCAGTTGAGACCTGGAGACTACCTATTCAAAGGTGGTAGAGCCATTCAGGTTAAGAGAATGGTTGCATCTTCTGCTGAACAAGGACAACTTATTAATGTTGACATTGTAGAAGATGGTGATGGATATGATCCTAGAGACTGGACTAATATTGAAGACTATAGAAATGGTGATTGTGGACAGGATGGTATGCCTGTTAACATCGTACTTCTGCAAACTGACCCAGGTATGGGTGGATCTGTAAATCAGAGATTTGGTTTCTATGGTGGTGGTACACCTAGAAGAAAACAGGCAGAAGCAGAACTGGTTGTTGACAATGATGGTTCACTGAGAAGAGTTCATATTGAAGACGGTGGTGAAGGATACACAAGTGATCCTGAAATTAGACTTCCACCCCCAAGAGAGACTGACGGTGAACAAGCACAAGCAGTTGCTATTGCAAGAAATGATGCTCTTGAGAATACTGTCGAAAGTAACTTCAGATTCCTGATCGAAAAAGAAAGGTCTGATAAACTTGGTGCAGAAAGAGGTGCTCTTGCTCCTAGACTTGCAGTTGCTAACTCTACCTATACTAAGATGTTTAGGAAGAGACCTATTCTGCAGGGCAGAGAAAATGGAGATCTGTTTACAGAGATTCCAAGAAACCCAACCAGAAATATTACTGATGAATCATTCACTATCAGAAAAGTATATGACCTTGCTCTTCTAGAGTCGGATCTATTTGCTGGTAAAAAGAAAGTTTCTATTGACGCTCCAACTGGATCTCAGTTCACTAGTTACACACTTGATAATTACATGTGTACTCTGGTTGATAAGACAGGAGTATCTAATCAGTACCCAACTCTTAATTTGGTCCAGAGTGAAGAGGTTGATAGAACATCACCTATTATTACATTCACTGGCGATAGAACAAAACTGACTATTGACCGACTTCCTTCTGGTGTTGGTAACCCTGTTAGTGTTCTATTTAAGACTGAAGAAGAGAGTTCGGAAGCTGTATCAAGATCATACTATCTTGAGGAAGTAGACCAAAAGCAAGCGTTTGATGAGATTGAAGATAATGTCTTTGATGGCATGATCGTCAATGCACAGACAAGTGGTGATGCTCTGATTGAAGAAGGAACTTCTTTGAAGTCTATTGATCAAGAGATTACAACTCTTTATGAAATCGGATTTGGCGCTGGAACAACTTATACAGCAACTCCAAACACAGTGTTCCCATGCACTATGACTAGTGGTAGTCCAATTCTGACTAACGTTCCTCAGTATATTGTTGCTCAAGTAAGTGCTGCTTCAGGAACTGCAGGTGCTGAACTTGTATCTACAACATCTGGATTCCCTGGAGGTACTGTATATGCAATCGCTAAAGGCGGTCCTACGTTTGAAAATCTAGTCAGTAATGTATTGACAGTTGGTGCAGATACCACTGATGACGACGATGATGATGATACAACAACAGTTGTTAACCCTGGTTATATCACTAACACTACAGGAGTTCCAACTGAGTCTAGTGGTAATGGTGCTGGATTGACAGTTTCTATTACTGCAACTGCTGGTGTATTTACTGCAGATGTTACTAATGCAGGTAGTGGTGTTGGTTTTGGAACTGCTAAAGCAACAGTTACTACTAGTGGTTCTGGTTCAGGATGTAAAGTCAATGTTGTTACTGTTGATAGTAACTCTGGCATCACAGAATTTACTATCAATGATATTGGAACTGGTTATGCTGTAGGTGATACTATTACAGTTAGTGGTAGTACTACTAATGCTATTCTGACTATTACTAAAATTGGCGGTCCTGTTACTGCAGTTGAGTATGTTGGAGAAGGTGTTGGTTATGACAATGGAGAAACCCTCACTATCAAACAGACGTTGACAGATGGTACAGTTGCTGACTCGGCAACTATTGAAGTTGCATCAACTAATACTACAATCACTTTGAGTGCAAATGCAACTGGAACTGATTCTGCTGCTTCAATTTCATTCACTAATCCTGGACGCGCTGATGACCTGGATCCTGTCAGTGAACTTTATGAGATTGAAGGTATCTATGATCTGGGTGGAGAAGAGTCTACTGGTCAAGTAAGAGTTGTTGGAATTTCTCTGGCAGAATCTACAAGTGATAATGACTTTGATAGTGTTGTCGTAGAACTGTTGAGAGATGCAGATGATGAAGATGCATCAGTTCCAACTACTCAGATGACACTGGCAGATAAGAATGGTGCTTTCAATAGTATTACATCTGTCAATTCAGTCAATGGAACTCGATTCAAGATCTCTATGAGTTCTGAGGCAAAGACAACTACTGAAGAAAACTTAGGATTCGCTATTAACAATGTTAATGACATCCGTGTTCTTGCAACAGTTTCTCTGAATAATGCTTCTAAGAAAACTAAAACTGGTAAGTTGATGAAGTCTGTTCTGGTTAATAACACCAGACTAGGAAGAAAAGTTGCTAACAAGTTTGGTCTTGCTCGGAATGAAACTTCTAGTTACTTCGGTACTAGAGTTGAAGATGAAGTAATCTCTCTTGGTGTACCTGACGCATTCAAACTCCATGCAGTTTTTGAATCATATAATAGAAATCCACCCACACCACCAAAAATCATTCTGACAGATGCTAAGTCATTTAAAATTGGCTCAGTCATTAAAGGTGCATCTAGTTTTGCACAAGGTAGAATTATTGAGATCAGTGGCACATCGGTATTCTTTGTATACCTCAGTGATGCCAAGTTTGATCTGAATGAAGTTATTGTTGGTGTCAATGAACTTGATGGTCTTATTCTTGAAGGTCAGATTGCATCTGATAGAGGATCTGTTACCAGAGGTTCTAAGGTCATCACAGATAGATTTGAACTTGAGACTGGACAACGTAATACCTTCTATGATATTGGTAGGATCGTTAGAAAGCCTGGTCAAGCTAGACCCCGTAGACAGATCATGGTCATCTTTGACCACTTCTTCCCATCAGGTGAAGGTGAGTACTTCTGTGCTAACTCTTACATTGATACTGACTATGAGGATATTCCAGAATATGAGAATATTAGACTCAGAGATGTCCTTGACTTTAGAGGATATGTTGATAGACAAACCACTAATGATGGTAGTCTGACGACTCCATATAACGTTGACTCTAAGTCTCTTGACTTTAGAAACAGAAGTTATACTGGTTCTTCTGCTATTATTGTTGACGTTCCTAAGGTTGGAACTGACTTCAGATGCGACTATGATTTCTATCTGAGAAGAATCGACAAACTGTTCTTGACTCCACAAGGTGATTTCCAGCTTCAATCTGGTAAGCCTGCTATTGATCCTATTCCACCTGATGACATTGATGATTCAATGCTTTTGGCAACAATTAATATTGAACCATATGGATTTGATATTGAGGAAGATGTTGAAGTTACTGAGGAAGAGTATAAGTCATACACATTCTCAGACATGACTTCTATTGAGAAGAGATTAGAAAGAGTTGAATATTACACTTCACTATCACTTCTTGAAACTTCTACAGAGAGCCTCAAGGTTCAGGATGCAGAAGGATTTGACAGATTCAAGAATGGATTTGTTGTCGATGACTTTAGTGATACTAATGTTGCTGAACTTGATCACCTTGACTACAACGTCTCAATGGACTTTGAGTCTGGTGAAGCACGTCCTGCACACTACACCACTAGTGTTCCACTTGCATTTAATGCACCATCTTCTGAACACTTCAGATTGATTGGTAATAATGATGATGAAGGTGAGATCATTACTCTTCCATATGATCATAAACTTTATGCACAACAGATTTATGCCTCAGATACAGAGAATGTAAACCCATTCGCTGTTGTTGGTTGGGTTGGAACCTGTTACTTGAATCCAGAAAGTGATGACTGGGTAAGTGTTAAGCAACTTCCTAGAAAAATTATTAGAAGAGAAGGTAACTTTAGATCCACCAAGAGAAGACTTAAGGCAAATAGAAGAGGATTTACTCCTCTCCAATGGGGTGGTTGGCAAACTGTTTGGACTGGTAGGAAGACGAAAAATAGAACTGTCCGAGAAAGATCCTTCAGGAACTTTGTTCGTGGTAAGGGTCGTCCAGTTAATAGAGTTACTACTACAACGACTACTAAGAAGAGAGCAAGAGTTGGTATCAGAACGAGAGTTATTCCTGTCGTAAGAAAGATTAATCTGGGTAACAGAACTCTATCTAAGACGGCAATTCCGTACATGAGATCCAGAAATATCAGATTTACTGGTAAGAAACTGAAGCCATTCACAAGAGTATATCTCTTCTTCGATGGTAGAAATGTAACTAATCTCTGTACTCCTAAGATTATTGAACTTATCAAGAACAGAAGTGAGAACAGAAAGACCAACAACATCCCATTCATCCCTGGTGAATATGTAAGAGGTCTGCGTTCTAAGTCTAGATGGAAAGTTCTTAGACCAAATAGTGTCTATAAGACCAATCCATATGAGGGCAATGGTAGTGTTGCAATGCCTAAGTCATACTCTGGCACTTTTGCATACCTTAACAACAACTCTTACGAACCTTCTAGAAAGGTCAAGGGTACATCATACGGTGTTATCAGAGTTGGTGAAGTTCTGAAAGGTGAAAAATCTAGGGCACGTGCTATCGTTAAGGATAGAAGATTCATTACTGATATCAACGGATTCGTCCGTGGTTCATTCTTCATTCCTAGACCACATAGAAAAGCTGCTATTAAGTTCCAGACTGGTCTGAGAGTCTTCAAGATTACATCTTCTGATGTTAATAGTGATGATCGTCAGATTGCAGAAACAACTGCACAGGATAACTTCGAGTCCAGTGGTATTCTGCAGAGAAGACAGAGAAGACAACTGCGTATTAGAAACGCAAGAGTTGTTCGTGATACTGTCACTCAAACAAAGACTACTAGAAGCATCAGACGCAGAACTAGACAGATTGGTTGGTATGACCCAATCGCTGAATCGTTCGTGGTCACACCAGAAGGCGGTATGTTTATTACTAAGGTTGAAGTCTTCTTCTTTAGTAAGAATGATAAACTACCTGTCTCGATGCAGTTGAGAACTATGGAGAATGGATATCCTACAAAGGAAATCTTACCATTCTCTGAGGTTGCTCTAAATCCAGAAGATGTTAAAGTTTCATCTGATGCAACAGTTGCAACTACATTTGAATTCCCTGCACCTATTTACTTGACTGAGGGTGAAGAATACTGTTTCGTTCTCTTATCAGTTGCTAATAACTACAGAGTTCATATCTCTGTTATGGGTCAGACTGCATATGATGGAACTGCGATTGCGGCACAACCATACAACGGTGTTCTGTTCAAGTCACAGAACGCATCTACATGGACTGCGGCGCAGATGGAAGATATGAAGTTCAACCTGTATAGGGCGAAGTTTGATACCTCTCAGACTGGAAACCTAGTCTTCAATAATGCACAACTGACTATTGCAAATGAAGGTGTTGAGGAACTGAATCCAGATCCTATTGAAACTTATGATCAAAGAAAAGAAGTTCGTCTCTACGGCGGATCTGTTGGATCTAACCCTAACAACTATACTGAAGGTTCAGAACTAGTTGAATATCAAATGAGTTCTGATGGTCTTTCGATTATCGGTATCAGTGCAAGAGGTATCGTCTATGATTATGATAATGGTATTGACGATCAGTCTGATGGAGAACCAACTCTTGGTCAAAGAAGACTTACTATCTCCGATATCACTGGTGAGTTTACTTTAGGTATCTCAAGTGGTAAGGTTATTAGAAGAATCTCTTCTAGTGCGGGTAGATGTACATTGAAACTTGCTGATGAATTTGCTTCAACGGCATTTAGTGAAGGTTCACTTATCTTTGGTAACACCAGTAAGTCTATTGGTATTATTGAAAGTACATATGTTGAAAGTGGTACTCAATATATTATTCTGCAGAACGTATGGCATTCTGGTTCAATACCATTTGCTCAAGGTGAACAGATTGAAACTAGACCTGATATTATTAATATTGGTCCTAACTTCCAGGCAACTCTGGCAAACGTAACCACATATATCGGTTATCCAACAATTAACGGAGACTTTGATACAGAACAGAGCTTCGGTGATTCCAGAACCTTATATGCAATTCAGAATCCAGTTTATGATCCTGAACTCAGAAGATTGATCATCAATCATTCACATCATGGTATGCATGATCCTAATAATGATGTCATCATTGACAATGTTATTTCTGAAGTTGAACCAACTATCTTGGAACAGGATGTTCTAGATACTGATGGTAAAGATGCTAACAACAATAATATCTCTTTCGATATTAAAGTTAGTGATGCAAGAGGATTCCACAAGTACGTCAATGGCAAACCGATCAGTGCATCCAACCCTGGATACATTAAGATTGAAGATGAGGTTCTGAAGTATCAGTCAATTAGTGATGATGGTAAGACAATCACTATCGTCTCTGGCGGTAGAGGATCAAGAGAGGAACATGAAACTGGTGACGCTGTATTATGTTACAACTTTGATGGTATTCCACTAACTGAAATCAACAAATTACATACAAGAATTTACAACCCAACAATTGATACTTATGAAATTAAGATCACTGGGGTTGCTACTGATGGTATCGTTGGTGGTGGTGATGATGTTACTGCAACTCAAAACGTTCAGTTTGAAGTTCTAACACCACAACTACAGTATCTGACATTTGCAAATACTGATCTTACAGCACAACTTAATACCATCTCTGGTACTTCTGTTTCTGCCACTGATCAAACATCATTCATTAATACTGGCGAATTCTTAGATGTTGAACTGAATGAAATCAACTACTTCTCTGAACCACGTTTGATTGCTTCTAGAACAAATGAACTGCGTATTCTTAAAGGTGCTCCGTCACTGACAATGAATATCCAGATTTCATCTACTAAAGATAATGTATCACCTCAAATTGACCTTGACAGATCTATGTTGATCTGTACTTCTAACCTCATTAATGCTCCTAGAGAAATCAATGCAAGAACTGGTCTTTACCAGACTGGTACTGGCATCTTTGAGGACATGCAAGAGACACAACCAGAAGGTGATAAGAACGAGGCAGTTTACATCAACAAACTCGTTAGACTTCAGGATCCATCTAAACAGTTGAAACTGTACTTCAATGCTTGGAGAAAACCAGGCACCACCCTCAAGGCACTCTACAGAGTTGTTCCTGTCGGTAGTAAGCAGAATCCAGAGGAAATTGCATGGCAGTATTTCAATGCTGGAAGAGATGCAACTGCAGAGGCAGATCTTGAAGATGGTAAACTTGAAAGAATCTTGGTTACGAACCAAGGAGAGAATTACAACACTAAAGTTGGAGTTACTTTCTTCGGTGGACTTGACACAGATTCTGGAACCGCTTATCATGCTAAGGCGGAGGCCGTCATTAATGATGGTAGAATCACCCAGATCAACGTAACTGATCCTGGTCAAGGTTATATTTCCGCTCCTGCTGTTTACATTACTCCAGATCCTCTGGAAGGTGGTAAACCAGATAAGGAAATCCCAGAAGATGACTTCGAGAACTTCAGGGAGTATGAGTACACTGCTGACGGACTTAACTTTGAGGCATTCCAACTCAAGATTATTATGCAATCCATTAACCAGGCAGACGTACCAATTATCAATGAGTTTAGAGCAATCGCACTAGCATGACGTACAATGATTATGACGAGGAGGAGGGATTTGACCTCCTCCCTGAAGAAATTGATGAGTTAGATTTACTCAAGGAAAAGGGTTACGAACCAGTAGAAAATAAAGAGGATCTCGTCAGAGATCCCACTACTGGTGCGATTATAAATAAGAACAAAAGGGCATATGAGGATTACCTTAATGCCGCTGACAAAAGAGCAAATCAAAGAAAGAAGGTCGATGATCTTCAGACTGAAGTGAGTTCCATGAAATCTGATGTTACTCAGATTAAACAATTACTACAACAATTCTTGGAGAATCAAAAATGACAATTGAAAAATCAAGTCCAGCTGAACTGATTGAAAAGTTCAGTGCTCGTATTCAAGCTGCAGTGAATGAGAATCAACAGATCACTGCAAAACTAAAAGAGAATGAGGCTATCATTCTTAAACTTCAAGGGGCTGTTGAGACTCTACAATATCTAGAGTCTGATGAAGAAACAGTTCAAGAAGAACAAATTGAAACTCCTGCTGAAGGATGATCTTAGGGGGCAACGCCCCCTTTTTTAATTATAAATAAGCATATTGGGAATATACTGCAGATTAGGAAGCTCTAATGGCGAACAGAATTCAACTCAGGAGAGGTACATCTACTGAATGGACACAGTTTAACCCCGTTCTCGCAGAAGCAGAACTAGGGGTTGAGATTGACACTGGCCGTATCAAGGTCGGTGATGGTTCCACACAGTGGGGTAATTTAAAGTATGAGAGGCCATTAGAGTCTGTCGATGCTACTCCCAACACTCTTGTACTAAGAGATTCAACATCTAGTATTAAAGCTAGAAACATCACCTTATCAGCAGGTGGTTTATTGTTTGGTTCGGCTCAATCTGCCAATCAACTTAGTACCGCAAGGACTATTGCTGCGTCTAATGTATCTGACTTAACTGGTCAAGCATCATTTGATGGTTCTCAGAACATTGATATTAACTTTCTTCTTAGAGAAATATTTTCAGGTGATACAAGCATCACCTATACAAAAGTTACTGTTGATGCCAAAGGTAGAGTAACTTCTGCAACAAACCCAACAACTCTTAATGACTATGGTATCACTGATGCTCAGGGACTAGACTCCACACTGACAGCGATCTCAGGTCTTACGTCTTTAGGCATTATTTCTAGAACATCCTCTAGTGAGGTTGCTGTTAGAACTATTACTGGTGATAGTGGAGAGATTGATATTACTGATGGGGATGGTGTAAGTGGAAATCCTACCATTGGTCTTTCTGATACAACAGTAACTGCAGGCACATATAATGATCCATCACTAACTAGAACTTCTGGTGATGCGTCTGTTAATGTAACAAAACTAATTTTTGATGCAAAGGGTAGAGTCACTACGGCAGTTGACCACCCTATCGCTCTTGCATCTGAAACTCAATTAGGTCTTTCACAATTTGATGCTGAAGATTTTGATGTTGCTGCTGGTATAGTAACAATCGCCGCACAAGGTGTTGATAACGATCAACTGCAAAATCCTCTTGTAACCTTTGGTTCTACTCAGTATACTCTGGGTCAAGTTTATACTGGTTTCACAACCATTACAGAACTTCAAGTTGATATTGATACCCTGTATGTAGACTCTACAAATGATAGAGTTGGTGTCAATACTTCAAGTCCTGCTAGTGCTTTAGAAATTGTTGGTGTCATTACGACTTCTGCTCGTATGACCAGTACCCAGGCAGGTCTGAGATCAATTGAAGGTTCTGGAACAGTAGATGGAACTCAATCAGAGAGTGGTCTTCCTCCATTCCAGGTGTCATCTTCTAGAAAGGTTATTAACCTTAACGCTGACTTATTTGATAACCTTACATCAAATCAGTTCTTGAGAAGAGATAATGATAATTCAAATGCAACTAATGATGGCAACTCTTATGTTGCAACTAACTTCTGGATTGATGCATCTAATGTAACGATTGCAGATCCAATTATTGATATTGGTGGTGAGTCTAGAGGCACCGCTTTACTCGCTGGACATACAAAAGATAGAGGATTCACATTCCACTATTGGGACACATCTTCAAAACGTTCGTTCCTCGGATGGGATCATTCCGAACTCAAGTTTAGACTTCTCGATACAGTAACAAATACAGCAGAGGTTGTTACTGGTACTGATGCTGGTATTCTGGCAGGTAACCTGACACTCTCTTCTGATATTGCTTCTACTTCTACTACAACAGGAACTCTAATTGTTACTGGTGGTTTTGGTATTTCTGGTGATGTTCATATTCAAGAGACCGTCACGATTGGCAATCAGACAGAGATTAACGATACTCTGCTTGTCAAGTCTGACAATGAAGACTTTAAGATTCAGACTGGTGCTGGTGTTGACAAGTTTACTGTCGATACCGATACTGGTAATACAGTAATTGAAGGTACTCTCGATGTCCAACTAGAGACCGAGATCACTGACAATCTGATTATTCGTGCAGATAATAAAGTATTTGATATCAAAACTGATGCTGGTGTTTCTAAGTTTACTGTTGATACAGATAACGGCAATACCACAATTGAAGGTACTCTTGACGTTCAACTTGAAACCGAGATTACAGATAATCTAATTGTCACGGCGGACAATAAAGAGTTCATCATCCGTACTGCTGGTTCAGTCAATAAGTTCACGGTTGACACTGACAATGGTAACACCGATATCCAAGGTATCCTGAACGTCGAAGGTGACGTTACGTTGCAGAGCAACTTGACAGTCAATGGAACCACGACTACAGTGAATTCGACTGTAGTAACCATCGATGATCCTATCTTCACTCTGGGCGGGGACACAGCCCCAACGTCAGATGACAACAAAGACAGAGGTATTGAATTTAAATACTATGATACACAAGCAAGGGTTGGATTCTTCGGATGGGACGAAAGTTATACAGACTCTAACATATGGTCTGGCACTGGTGGGTATAGGTTCCTCCACGACGCGACTAACACAGGCGAAGTATTCTCTGGTACAGACGCTTCTCTTATTGCTGGTAACCTCAGACTAACAACTGCTACGTCTTCTACTTGGAAGACTCCTACAACTGGTACTCTTGTAGTCACTGGTGGTGTTGGTATCTCTGAGAATCTTAACGTCGGTGGCACGACTCACCTTCTTGGTAACGTTGAGATTGACGGCACAGTTGACATTGATGCTAACTTCGCTGTTAGAAGTGGTACTACTGATAAAGTCACTATTGAAAGTGCAACTGGTAACACTGTTATCGAAGGTACACTGGATGTTCAGTTAGAAACTGAGATCACAGATAACCTTATCGTAAGAGCAGATAATAAAGTATTTGACATCAAGACAGACGCTGGTGTATCGAAGTTTACTGTAGACACAGATAATGGTAACACTAGTATCCAAGGAACTGTCACTGTCCAAGGTCTGACTACAATCAATGACTCTCTGGTTGTTGATGAGGCAGGTAAGGAGTTTGCAGTTCAGAATGGTTCACAAGTAGACAAGTTCACTGTTGCTACAGATACTGGTAATACAGTTATCCAAGGTACACTGAACGTTATTGACGCTGTTGATCTTGATTCTACATTGAATGTAGATAACGATGCAACGTTCAATGAGAACGTAACTATTATTGGTTCGACTGCTGCAACTGGAGCACAGGCAAGATACTTTAAGATTGAATCTCAGGCAGGTCTTACTAAGTTTGAGGTTGTTAGTGGAAGTGGTAATACAGATATTTCAGGTACACTGAATGTAGATGATGACGTAACACTCAATAAGAATGTAACTGTTGCAGGTTCTGACACCGCTGCAACCAACTACTTCAAGATTACAAATCAGTCTAATGTAGATAAGTTTGTTGTTGATTCTGCAAACGGTAACACTGCATTAGAAGGTACACTAACTGTTGAGTCCGATACTGACATCGGTAACGGCAATGTAACTATTGCAGGTGCAACAGGCAATACAGTTATTCAAGGTACAGTCAACGTCATCGATGCAGTTGACCTTGATTCAACTCTGAATGTTGATAACGCTGCAACCTTCCAACATAACGTTACAATTAACGCTGACAATAAGACGTTTGCAATTCAGAACAACGCAAACGATAACAAGTTTACAGTTGATACTGACAATGGTAATACATTCATTGCAGGTACACTGGAAGTCACTAATACTTCTCAATTCAACAATCATGTAACGATTGGTACGGCACTGTCACCAGACAACCTACAGGTACATGGAACAACTATTCTAGAAGACAATGTAACTGTCAACGGCGGCGTTCTTAGAATTAACTCTACTGAAGTAACGATTGATGATCCGATCATCAAACTCTTTAGAGATACTGTTCCTGGTAGTGCTCATACAAATGATGTTGGTATCGAATTCAACTACTATGATGGCGCAAATAGACTTGGATTCTTTGGTTGGGATATCAGTGCTCAGAGTTATCACTTCTTAGAGAGAGCATCAAATGCTAATGAAGTAGTTACTGGTGTTGATGCTGGTATCATTGCAGGTACTTTGATCCTTAGTACGGGTACACAATCAACCTCAGATACAACTGGTACACTGAGAGTCACTGGTGGTGCAGGTATTACTAAGAACCTCTATGTCGGTGAGGATCTGGAAGTACAAGGCGGAGACTTCACAACTAATCAGACTACATTTAATCTCCTTCAAACCAATGCGACTACGGTCAATGCATTTGGTGTAGTAACTGATCTGAACATTGGTAACAGTGCAGGTGGAGATGCTGAGTTTACTTTTGGTAACGCATCTAATGACAATACCATCACTCTGACTGGTAACGGCACTGGTGGTACGATTGAGTATGACACTAACGTCACTACTGGTACAGTCAACCTGTTTGATGGTGTTACTGGCACGATCAATCTGGGTGCAAACACTGCTACTGTTAACATCGGTGGTACAGGTGGTAATGCAGAACTACAGATTAGAGGTAATGGAGTTAACGGTCAAGCAACAATCTCTACGAACGTTGTAGGTGGTACAGTAAGTTTCCTTGAGTCTGTAACTGGTCAGATCGATGTTGGTGCTGCTGGATCTGTAGTTGACCTTGCAGGCGATCTCAGAGTTAAGGGTGGAGACATTATCACCAATCAGTCATCATTTAATCTGATCAACACAAATGCAACCACAGTAACTGCATTTGCTCTTGCAAGCACACTTCAACTTGCTGCAACTTCTGGTACTACAAACATCAGAAACAACGTTGATATTGATCTTGATCTGAATGTTGACGGTGGAGATCTTACAACTAATGCAACAACATTCAATCTACTAGAAACAAACGCTACTACCGTTAATGCATTTGGTACTGCTACGACAATTGATATTGGTGCATCTAGTGGAACACTAACAATCAATAACGCTGCAGTTGTTCTGGAAGGTGATATTCAGGTAAAAGGTGGTGACCTCACTACTAATCAAACCACGTTTAATCTCCTCGATGCTAACGCTACTACGGTTAATGCATTTGGTGATGGAACTGCAATTAATATCGGAGATGATTCTGGTACTCTGACGATTGGTAATCCAACTATCGTAAGTACACAGGCAGGTATCTCGGTATTCAACACAGTCGCTACTACAGTCAATGCTTTCGGTGCGGCAACAACCCTGAGTTTGGGTGCAGGATCTGGTACTACTACAATCAATAATGACTTGGTAGTTAGTGGCGACCTTGATGTTCAGGGTACGGTTACTACCATTAATTCTACTACAGTTCAGGTGGATGATAAGAACCTAGAACTGGGTACTATTGCAAGTCCAACTGATGCGACTGCTGATGGTGGTGGTTTAACACTTAAAGGTGCAACTGATAAAACCTTTAACTGGTACGATGCATCAAACGCTTGGACTTCTTCGGAACACTTGGAACTTGCTGTTAACAAGTCGTTCTTTATTAATTCTAATAACGTACTGTCACAAACAACTCTTGGCAGTTCAATTAGTAATTCCACGCTTACCAACTTTGGTTTGGTAACTCAACTAAATGTTGATAACATGCGTCTGGATGGCAACACTCTGAATGTCCAGACAACTAACGTCGATCTTAATATTGCTGCAAACGGTGTTGGTGTTATTAAACTGAACAGTAATATCAATACTGTTTATGATGCTTCTTTTGGTACATCTCTTGACGCATCACAAGTCACTATCCTTGGCAGACTGGATACTGATAACGTTGCAATTAATACAAGTGATATCTTCTCAACACCTACTAACGGTAACCTGAACATCTATGCAAATGGCACTGGTAAGGTAGTTGTTGAACAACTTGAGATTCTTGATAACTCCATCACACCATCTCAGAACGATGCTAACCTAGAACTGTATTCTGATGGAACTGGAACTATTGAACTCAATGATTCCACAAACATCACTGGCAACTTCACAGTATCTGGAACCGCTGCAATCAACGGTAACACTACTATTGGTGATGCATCTAATGATGTTCATACTATCAACGGTACGGTTACATTCCCGAATGCTGTTGACATTAATGGTACTGCAACGATTGATGACATCTCATTCAGTACTAAAACTATAAGTGCATCTGGTGGTTCTTTAGTTCTTGATTCTACAACCAATAGTGTATCAGTTACTGCTGATCTCACAGTAAGTAATGATCTGACAGTAAATGATGACGTAATTCTCGGTGCTACTTCTGGTGATTCTCTAACTGTTAATGCAACCTCTACATTCGTTGCTGCAATCACTTCGACTAATATCACTGCTGATGCAGTTCAAATTGGTGTTGATGCAGACAATGAAATCTCTACAACTACAGGCGATCTGATCCTTGATTCTGCAGGTGGTAAGGTTCATATCACAGACAATGTAGAAGTTGATGGAAACCTACAAGTAGATTCCAATACAACTCTTGGTGATGCTGCTGGAGATACATTAACTGTTAATGCAACTTCTACATTCAATGCAAACATCACTTCTACCAACAGAGCAAACATCCGTGATCTGAAGATTGGTACTGATGCTGCAAATGAAATCGGCACCTCTTCAGGTAACCTGATTCTGGATTCTGATGGTGGTACAGTCAATGTCACTGACGATCTTCTGGTTGATCTGAACGCAACTGTCACTGGAAACTTGACTGTCGTTGGACAGATTGATGTTGATAACATCAGATCAAGTGGTAATACAGTTGAGTCTACAACTGGCAATCTGACTCTGGCATCTGCTGGTAACATTGTTACTTCAGAACAAGTTGATATTACAAACACTCTGAATGTAGTTGGTCAACTTAATGCAGACAACCTGAGACTTGACGGTGACACTCTTTCCAACCCTGCTGGTAATAACCTTGATATCACCACATCTGGTGACGTTGATGTTCAAGGTCAACTACAAGTTGGTTCTACTGCTTTCGCAGTTGGTGCTGGTGCCAATGCTTCTACTGCAGAAGTTGAGGCATCCAACCTTGCAGTTTCTGGAAATGCAGTTGTTGATGGTGATCTGACAGTCAGAGACAATCTGATTGTTACTACTGATGTTGCTGTTCCTGCAGTTGTCCTCAGTTCTACATCTAAGAGTTCTGCAAAGACCTCTAGTATTTCAAGTACAAATGTTTCCACACCATATCAAATTGATGCAGATGGAAGCACACCTAATGATGCAGATGGTATCAAGTATACAGTCTGTGTAATTAACTCCAGTAACCAAAGATATATGTCTGAGATTCTCATGACATACGATGGTACTGATATGCAAAACGCAACTGCAATCAACTTGACAGAGTATGCAGTTGTAAATCCAAACTCTATCGGGTATGGATTCTCCGCTGATTACGACGCAGGCAATGGTGGTCAGATCGTTCTGTCTATTATTGGTGTTCCTGCATCTACATCAGTAACTGTCAAACTCCACAAAACACATCTAACCTAAGACATAGAGGGATAGTGAACCTATGGCTAATTTCAACGTAAAAGAAGGATTATCGATTCAGGGAACTGAGATCGTTGACGAGAACAGAGCTGTTAGAAATGCAACTCTGAACGCTAATAATTCTGTAACCTTCCAGAATATTCCAAACACAGGTCTTGTCAATGACGGACTTATAGTTAATGGATATGATATTGATCTAGGCGGATCACAAACTCTTGATACAGATGATATCCAAGAGTCTGGAACTCCTACCAATATCTACTTTACAACTCCAAGAGCACGTGCTGTATTATCTGTAAACCAAACAGGTGGTGATGGTACACTTGCATACAATAGTGGGACAGGTGTATTTGCATATGCTGGACCTAGTGCTGCAGAAACAAGAGTACACTTCAGTGCCACGACAGGAACTGGTGCAACTTACAATAGTACTACTGGTGTTATTGCACTTGCAAGTATTCCTAACACTGCAATCACAAACTCAAGTATTACCATTAATGGTATTGCAACCAGTCTTGGTGCAGCAAGAACACTAAACACTGATGATGTTCAGGAAGACCCTTCACCTGCTAACAAGTATTTTACTGAAGCAAGAGTAAGAGCTGCAGTAACGGTAACACCTAATACTGGATTGAGTTTTAATAGTGGTACTGGAGTATTTGAACTTGCAAGTATTCCAAATACTTCTCTGACATATCCATACTTCACTATTAATAACACTCAAGTTCAACTGGGTCAGTCAGTTGGTTTCCCAAACCAGTTTACTGATGACGTTATTGAGGATGCTAACCCAGTAAACTTATACTTTACTCCAGCACGTGCTCGTGCAGAGTTTAGTGGTGGAACTGGAGTAAGCTATAATGGTGCCGCTGGTAGGTTCTCTATTGGTCAGGCAGTTGCAATTACAGATGATGTTACCTTCAATGATCTAACCGTTAATGGAGATCTAACAGTTGCAGGTACTACCACAACTCTGAATACAGAAACTATTCAACTGGCAGACAACACAATTGTTCTGAACAGTAATGCTACTGGAGGTGCAACAGAAGATAGTGGTATTGAGATTGAGCGTGGAGATGATGCAAACAAAACGTTTGTCTGGGACGAGACTAATGATGTATGGACGATCGGTTCTGAAACATTTGTTGCGTCAACAGTACAAGCGAACTTGACTGGTAATGTCACTGGTACAGTTTCTAGTATTGCAAATCACGATACAGACGCACTGACAGAGGGTTCTACTAACGTTTATTATACTTCTGCTAGATTTGATACAGATCTTGCCACAAAGAACGCAGACAACCTCACAGAGGGTTCTACGAACGTCTACTATACATCTGCTAGGTTTGATACAGATCTTGCCACAAAGGATACTGGAGACCTTACAGAGGGTGCCAATCTTTACTATACAAATGCTAGAGCAGACGCTCGTGTCAACCTACAGACTGGTACTAACCTTGATCTATCTCAGAAAACATCTGCAGATCTAACAGAGGGTGTCAATCTGTACTTCACGGATGCTAGGGCAGATGCTAGAGTTGCATTACAGGTGGGTGCAAACCTTGACCTGAATAGTGTGTCCACTGGTGATCTGGCAGAAGGATCTAACCTCTACTATACGGATGCTAGGGCAGACGCTCGTATTACTAATGCAGATACTGATGCATTGTCCGAAGGTTCTACGAATCTTTACTTTACTGATGCTAGAGCAGATGCTCGTATTGCTGCTGCATCTACAACAGATCTTACTGAGGGAACGAACCTTTATTACACAGACGCTCGTGCCGATGCTCGTGCATCAGCAGCCATCACCGCTTTGGGTCTTGGTACTGCTGCTACTACTGACGCAACTGCATATGCAACTGCTGCACAGGGAACAACTGCTGACTCTGCACTTCAAGCGGAGACAATTACATTAGCAACTCTCAAAACAGAAGTTGCAGCAGCAACTGACTTTGCTGACTTCCAGACCCGTATCGCCGCTCTATAATAACCAATGGCAAAACCAACTACTAGAACAGAACTTAAAGAATATTGTTTGAGAAGATTGGGTAAACCAGTCTTGGAAATCAATGTTGATGATACTCAACTTGATGATGCAATCGATTATGCATTGTCTAAGTTTCAGGAGTTTGGTTATGATAGTATGTATCATGCTTATTTAAAGCATAAGTTTACTGCAGCAGAAATAACAAGACTGCGAGAAACAAACGATACTATTACTACTGCTGACGGAACAGTATATGAAGAAGGTCAGACATATATTCAACTGCCAACTGATGTGATTAGTGTCCAAGGTATCTTTGATTTTGGTGATAAGAACTCAATGAGTTTCTTTGATGTTCGTTATCAAATGAGACTGAATGATATGTATGACTTTACGTCAGCATCTTTTGCACATTACTATATTATTCAACAACAACTGGCACAGATTGATTTCCTTTTAGTTGGAAAGAAACCTGTTAGATACACTCAAACTACTGATCGTCTATATGTTGATATGGATTTTCGTTCAGATACTAGAGAAGATCAGTATATTATCATTGATTGTTATAAGTCTATCGATCCAGATAACTTCCCTAAGATCTACCAAGAACCATGGATGCTTGATTACACCACTGCTCTATTCAAAAGACAGTGGGGAGCAAACCTCATCAAGTATGATGGTGTACAACTTCCTGGCGGCGTAACTCTCAATGGGACTAAAATATATGATGATGCTGTTCAAACTATAGAAAATCTAGGTAAAGAACTTAGAGATCATCATGAACTTCCACCACTAGATCTGATTGGATGATATGGCACTTAATTCCTATTTCTCTCAAGGCACACAAGCAGAAAGAGACCTCTATGAGGATCTCGTTATCGAGCAAATAAAAATCTATGGACAAGATCTAAAGTACATGCCAAGAACACTCGTCAATAGAGACGAGTTGTTTGGAGAAGATGTTTCTTCAAAATTTGACGATGCATATACACTGGAAATGTATATTGCAAACGTTGAAGGGTTTGAGGGAGATGGGGATTTGTATAGTAAATTTGGTATTAGAGTAACTGATCAAGCAACGTTTATTGTTTCCAGAAAGAGATGGACTGAAGAAGTAGATGACAATGCTACTTTGATTAGAGAAGGTAGACCAAATGAAGGAGATCTAATCTACTTCCCGTTAACTAAGAAATTATTTGAAATTAAATTTGTAGAGTATAAGAAACCCTTTTACCAACTTAAAAATCCATACGGAGCATTTGTATACGAGATCAGATGTGAACTCTTTGAGTACAGTGATGAAGTTATTGATACTGGAGATGCAGCAATTGATGCAATCGAAACTACATTTGCGAATGCAATTAAACTTATTATGGATCCTGGTGGTACAGGAGACTTTACAGTTGGAGAAGAAGTTGTAGGTGATGAATATCATGCCAAGGCAACATCAACTATTACAGGTGATGCAGTAACTGCAATAACTATTACCGATGGTGGTAGTAACTATAACGCTGCATTACCTCCATCAATCACAATTACAGGAGGCGGCGGAAGTGGTGCTACGGCGACTGCTACAGTTTCTAGTGCTGGTATTGTCACTGGCATTACTATTACAAGTGGGGGCACAGGTTATACTAGTTCACCTACTGTATCAGTGGACTACTCCCCCAAAGACAATAGAGCGGAAGTTAAATCTTGGAATAGTTCCACAAGAGAACTTCAGGTTATCAACAGAACAGGAGTCTTTACTACTGCAGAAACAGTAACTGGTATTACTTCTGGGGCCCAGTGGAGTCCCGAGTCATATAACACTATAAATAATACTAACAGTGTCTGGGATCAAAACGATTATATCGAGACCGAGGCAGATGATATCATTGATTGGACGGAAACAAACCCATTCGGTGACTTTGGAAATCAAGGAGACAGTTACTAATGTTAGGTACATACACATACCACGAAATTATTCGTAAAACTATTGTTGGGTTTGGAACTCTGTTTAACGACATTGAGATTCGCAGATCGGGAGAATCTGGTCGTATTGAGTCTATGAAAGTTCCTCTCAGTTATGGACCTAAGCAAAAATTTCTTGCAAGATTAGAACAACAAACCACTCAGGAACAACCAATACAAATGGTTCTTCCTAGGATGGCATTTGAAGTAAAAAATCTTTCTTATGATGCCAGTAGAAAAGTATCTCCTATCCAGACAATTAAAGCAATTGATCCCGATAATGAGTCAAAGGTGCGAAAGGCATACATGCCTGTACCATATAACATCGACTTTGAACTTGCAATCATTGCAAAAAATAGTGATGATGCAGTTCAGATCGTTGAACAAATTCTTCCATACTTCCAACCATCTTTCAATATTACTCTTAATTTAGTAAGTGTGATTAATGAGAAGAAAGATGTACCTATTACCCTCACTAGTATTTCTTATGAAGATGACTATGAGGGCGACTACATGAAGAGAAGGGCAATTGTTTATACAATGCAGTTCTCGACTAAGACATATCTCTACGGTCCTGTCAGTGATAGCAGTATTATCAAGAAGGCTATTGCAGATGTTTACACAAAAGTAGATACTGTAAATCAACCAAGAGCTATGAGATACACTGCACAACCAGATCCAGTTACTGCAGAAGTTAACGACGACTTTGGGTTTAGTGAAACTTGGACTGCAAACGATAGTTATGTACAGTGGAATCCTGTCACTGGTCAGGATGAAACTATTACTTAAGGAGTAAAATCATGGGAACATTTGATGGACTAGATGATGTTTTGAATATTGCTAACCCCAATGTTCCAGAAGAAACTGAAATTGTAAAAGAAGTCCCCAAACCAAAAGGTAAAGATGATACTGATGATCAAACAAAAGATTATGAGTATACTAGGGGCAATCTATATTCTCTAATTGAGAAAGGTCAAGAGGCAGTAGAAGGGGCCCTTGATGTTGCATTGAATAGTGATCATCCCAGAGCTTATGAAGTTGCAGTTAATGCAATGAAACAAGTTGCAGATATGACAGATAAACTTGCAGATCTGCAAAAGAAAATGAGAGAACTAGACGCACCAACTAATAAGTCTGGTCCTACAAATGTAACCAATGCGTTGTTCGTTGGGAGCACTGCAGAACTGCAGAAACTACTCAAACAACAAAAACAGATAAATACTAAAGAAGGAAATAGTTAAAACAATGGCACTCAACGTTCTTGATACTACAACAGTGACAGCCAGTGGTTCTGCATATATCGCAGTAAAGACTGGTACAATCAGATGTACTGCGACTGCTGCAAGTACACTTCAGATTAACGACGGTCCTGTAATTCAACTTCCAGCTATTAGTGCTGGAGATACTAATTTGCACGTTGGAACTGTGAAAGGTTCTTCAATTAGATCTGCTACCAATGTAGATGGTAGTGTTATTACGATTAATGTAGACGGCAGAACACCTGCACATCCATTTGAAGTTGGCGACTACATTCAAACCGTAGATGGTGGAGACACTGCAAATTTTGGTACAGACTTTGAGAGCGCTGCATCAACTGGGAAGAAAGTTACTGCCGTATCCAATACAACTATTACCACAGATATTGATGCTTCTGGTGCTGCTGGTGCATATACCCTCGCAGCTGCACAAGAGAATGCACTTTTAATTCCAAGAATTACAAGGGTTGTAAAACTAACTGCTGGATCAGGGGCAGACGTTATTGTTGAGCAGGTGCAAGTAGTCGGGGGATAAGACCAATGAACAAGAAAACATATGGACAGTTTACCACAGAGGCAGCAGCCTGGACAAAAAAGTCAGGAAAGAACTCCGAAGGAGGACTTAACGAAAAAGGACGAAAGTCTTATGAAAAGGAAAATCCAGGATCTGACCTTAAGGCACCAAGCAAAAAGGTTGGAAATCCCAGGCGGGCATCCTTCTGCGCTCGAATGAAGGGCATGAGGAAGAGACAGAAAGCCTCTAACAATACAGGTGAGGATCGCCTGTCAAAGTCACTAAGAGCATGGAATTGTTAGATATATAGTAATACATCATCATTCATTCTAATGATCGCATTTTATCTTTCTATACTGGTTGTAATCTTTATGGTTGCATATGCAGGTGTCGAAGGTACGATGCGATTGTTTGTATACATGGATCTTGAGTTGCGATATTTCGTAATAAAGCTTAGAATGTGGAGGATGAAGAAACAACTAGAAAAAGAACTAGGCATTCCTTCCAAAAAATTTACAGAGGACTATTACAATGGCCGAGGAGACTAATAAAGAGTTATCTAATCTTTCCATGACCAGGGTAGAGTGCCCCAAGTGTGGCGCTATCTGGATTAATGGAGACCATAGATGGTCTGGTACTGGTATGAAAGGTAGTAATATAGATCTAGCAGGATTGGTATGCAATACTCTAGGTGATGCCACATGCATCAATCCTGCTAAGGGTCAAGAGGGTGGCGACACTTGGGAGAAACGGTTAGAGTTTCTTGACAAGGGGCAGTCAGAGGAAGGAGAATCGTTATAATTAGTATGGAGTTAGAGAATGGCAATGCGATTCAAAGAAGATGACATCCACTTGCTGATCAAAGCATGTGATGTCTACAAGGCACAAACTGGGTCTGAGTATATGTGGGAACAGTATGATGATCTCCAATGTAAACTCAAACTATATCTTGACCAATACTCGCCATCAAATTCATGAATACAATCGAAAGTGATTGGAGGATTAATGATATGTTCTTCTTAAGAAGAAGAACCTTAATGTCTTCCCTCGTTAGATGTGGTATTGTCCTTGATACTGAAGCATATGACTTCATGGATTACTTGATCAGTCAAGGATATACTGCATCTGAAGAACGACTAGATAGTGATGTAAAGCGACTCCATAAAGAGTACGTCGCTCATGTTCACTGAATGCAAAAAATTTAAATTATAGAAAGGTTATTATGAAAGTTGGAATGATTGGACTAGGACGAATGGGAGAAGGTATGTCTCGCCGTCTTAGATCAAAAGGTCATGAGGTACATGGGTATCGAAACAATTACCAAAAGGCTGAAGAACAGTATGAAAAAGGTTACTTCAATGGAGTCACAACCTCGATTGAAAATCTTGTTTATGTAGTTAAAACAAAAGAATTGTATGGTGAGAAGTCTGGAGAAACTATTCGATTCCCTCAACCAGGGATATTCATGATGGTAGTTCCAGCGGAATCAGTAGAGGATACTATCAATGAGTTACTACGACATTGTAGTGAAGGAGATATTATTATCGATCATGG